ACGAAGTCCACGGCCACCGCGTACAGCGGCGGGTTCGACGTGCCGTAGATGTCCCGGTCGATGTCGATGTTGAGCTCGTAGACCGGGTTGCCGGCGGCGTCGAGGAAGACCATGCCGTTGGCGCGGTTGTAGTCGGGGAAGCCAAGGGCCGCCCAGTTCGGTGCCGAGAAGAGTTGGCCGATGGGGTTGGCGCCGTCATCCAGGACGTCGGACACCAGGAAGTTGCCGCCGGCGACGCTCTCGACACCCACCAGGGTGAAGCCGGCCGTCGGCAGGTCCATCACCCGGCTGACCACGCCCGTCACGCCGCCGCCGTTGGTGATGTTCTGACCCACAGCGAACCACTGGATGATGAGGTAGTCCGGGTCGACTCCCGTGACGTACCCGGTGGAGAGGCCACCACCGTCGGTGATGGTGTCGCCCACGTTGAAGCCGGGGCCCACGATCGATCCGGGAACGAGCGGGACCACCGAGCCGGTTCCACCGGCGGCGACGGTCGCCGAGGTCGGACCTGCGGTGATGACGTCGCCGGCGGCGAAGTGCCGCACCTTCAGCGCCAGGTTGATGAACCAGTCGAAGCTCGCTCCCAGATCGGCCACGTCGGCGGGGCCGAACGAGGGGTCGGCTCCGTCGCCGCGGGTCCCCGGAGAGAGCTGGCTGAAGTTGAATGCCACGTTGGCGCTGCCGTCGTAGCTGACGATGATGCGATCATCCGAGCTGCCGGAGTCCGTCAGCGTGATGGTCAGGTAGTAGGCGCCGGCCACCACCGTCCAGCTGAACGCGAAGGCCGAGCTGAAGCCGTTGCCCAGGTCGGTGAGGAACTGGGCCCTCCCCGTCACCGTCGACAGGTCGTAGGTCGAGGTGAACGTGTAGCTCTCCTCGGGCTGCTCGGTCCCATCGATCCAGTGGCGCAGCTTCAGGATGAGGCCGGTGAGGCTGAACTGGCCGGGGACGCCGGCGTCCCGAGGGTAGCTCTCGCTGGCCACGTCGATGTCCGACATCACCTCGGCGTTCTGGGCCGGGGTGGCGTCGTCGCTGACGAGGTTCGCCGCCAGCGAGCTGGACGAGAGGGTCGAGTAGTCGAGGCCCTGGGCCTGGAACCACGCGAACCGCGGGGCGAATGGAGACGTGTTGAAGACGGTCTCTACCTCGACAGGATCGTAGACCCGGACCACCGGGTCCCCGTCGTTGTCGTAGGTCGTCAGCCGAGCGTTGAGCACACCCAGCTTGAAGCGACTGGACTCGACCTTGATGACCTCGGCGCTCTTGATCCAGACGCCATCGCCGTACATCACGTCGCCAGGAAGGTCCGCAGTCGCCGCCTGCAGGGGCAGCGCCGTCTCACCCGTGCTCGAGGTGAAGCTCACGGCGTTCGCGCCACCCTCCTCGAGCTCGTCACCCTGCTCGTTGTACTTGAGGGTGTTGGGCTCGGCGTAGAAGCTGGCGCCGGTGATGGCGTTGAGGCCGCCCCAGGTCTGCTTGGCCGAACCCTCGGCCGAGCTGCCGTCCAGGTACCAGCCGCCCGTCTCCCACATGATCCAGGGGGAGGTGAGGTCCCCGTCCGCGTCGTCGAAGGCCCGGAAGCCGGAGCCCTCCACGCGCACGTCCTGGGTGGCCGGAAGGCCGAAGCCGATGGCCGCCGAGCTCCCGGCCTTGAAGGTCAGGGCCGACAGCGCGCTGTAGGTCGGCGAGGCGATGAGCAGACCGGTGGGTGAGGCCGTGGGATAGGCGAACGCCACGTCCTGACCGACGACGCTCGCCGCGGCATCGTTGATCTGGTCAGCCACCTGCGCCGGCGAGAGGCCCAGGCCGGAGAACTGCACGCGCACGTCGTTGTCGGTAGACAGCCGGGAAGCCTGGTCGACCGAGAACGAGAGGGTCAGCCCGTCCAGGTTGAACACCGTCTTCTCAACGAAGAATGCCGCCCGCCGCGAGTCGTTGACCGACTTGAGGAAGGCGTCACCGTAGGGACGGATGGGCAGCTGCAGCAGGTCCGACCCGAAGGTCAGGAAGGTCTCGATCTCGTCCTCGAGGACGTCGACCTCGTCGATGTTGCCCCGGGGCGAGGGGAAGTCGCTCTGGGGAACCACCACAGGGTACTGATCGTAGGTGCCCTCGAGGGCGTCCGAGTTGACGGTGCCGTCGGCGTTCTGTGTTTCCACGACCTCGAAGGCCGCACCGACGGAGCACCCGAGCAGCTGCGGCTGGACGATCGTCGGAGCCTGGGCCGCGAACTCCTGGACAACTTCGACTCCGGGCTTCGGCAGCGTGTTGGCCATGTCTCTCCTCCAGAACTGCTAGTCGTCGCCGGGCGGCCTGTCCATGTCTGCGACATGCACGAGCCGCGAGCCACGATACATTGGCGGACTGAACTCGACGTCCCCACCGCACTCCTCGGACGCAGGGCCCTGGGGGACGACGTCCTCATCCCGGATCACGTTGAGCGTCGCCTGGATGCTCTTCAGGATCGGGTACTCGTCGATGTTCTCGGTGATGGACCAGCTCTCCCGCAGGTACGTCGGGGAGGTCACCGACACCATCACCGGGCCGGGGTCTGCATCTCCGGAGACCAGAGACCCTGGGGGCGTCTCACCGCTGACCATCAGCTGCTTGCCGGTCTCGTGGATGTGTGTTCCACGCATCAGCACCCGGCGGTAGCGCTTCAGCCCCCAGTAGCAGAGGTACGCAACCCGCTGGGCAACCAGGCCCTCACGAGCGATGCAGTTCATGGTGATGGTCGTGGTGATGAGGTCCATGTGCCGACGGTCCTGCGCAGTCCCACCTACTCGGTGGTCCAGTGCCAGGTCCGCTGATTGCGCCGGCGCTCGGATGGTGACGATGTGAGGTACTCGAGCAACCTCCTCGATTTTCACAGGCACCTGGTCCGTGATGATGATCTCGGAGTTCTCGATGTGTGGATCCCAACGGTACGTCCGCTCGGGTAGCTGTCCGAACAGCCCCTGCAGGAACGACAGATACAGCTTGATGGCAAGGAAGAGAGGCTCCTCGTCTCGATGAATCTGGCAGGGCTCCTGGCTCGGGTCGCGGCCCAGGTTGCTGTTGTGGGACGAGGTCATACCATCAGCTCCATCGCTCGCTTCTCGAGCAGACGGATGGCGGAACCTGCCTTGACCTGCCCCTTGCGCTCCTCTTCCCTGGCGTTCTCGAGCTCCTGCTGTTCGAGGCGCTTCCGAAGGTTGAGGTTGTGGTGCATGGTGGCCATGCCGCCGAGAGCGCCGAGGGTACCTCCAGCACCTTGCGCGATTCGACGAACGGTCTCCGGAGGGAGCTGACGGAACTGCTGACCGAGTCCTGACCTATCGAGTAGCCCGTAGGCGAGAGTACCTGCTCCGATGCCGAGACCTGTACCGATACCCGTCGCTGCGGTGTACTTCAGCCCAGACTTGAAGTGGGCCTTGGTCTCGGGAGAGATCGCGGTCTTCTCGAGCAACTTCCACCTCGGCTGCGTTCGACCGTGTTGTAGCACAGCAGGTTGGTTCTTCCAAGCGAAAAGCTCAAAGTTCTCCAACCTTTGCAGCCCGTTATGCTGTCACTCCCTGCAATCACAGGGACAAGAGTCAGTCCTGACTCATGCCCTGAAGTGCTTTGATCCGTAGTGCACGACCTCGGTGGGCCTTCTGTGCAGCCTTGCGGCCCGACCGGAACCCGAGGAGTCCACCTGTTGCTCCGCCGACCGTGGCACCTCCCAGCAACCCTGCGATGGCCCCGGGCTCACCCCCGAAGTGCTCCCCCGTGAGTCCTCCGACCATCGCACCAGCCGGCACGCCGAGAGCTGCTCCGAGCTGCGCCCGGCTCTTGCCCCGCTTGCCGACGTTCTCCCTCTCGGCCTGCCGAGCCTGCACACGATGGATGAATCCCTCATCGCTGGCTGCCGACTTGCCCATGTCCTTGTCCATGCGCTGGAGAGCTGTGAGCTCGAGCTTGCGGTACTTCTTCGCCGAGGCGGCATCCCTCCTGCCGATTGCCCGGCCGGCGAGGTAGCCTGGGACGCCACCGACGACCGAACCTACAGCCGTCGGAAGGGGTCCGGAGATACCGTAGCTCTTGCCGACTCGCTTCCCTGCCACCGCACCCAGTGCTCCAGTCAGAGCTCCCAGGTGACGACCAGTGGTGATCCCCCTCGTCTCGGGGTCTTCTCTCTGCGCCTGCTGCAGCTGGATGCGGTGGATCTTGACGTCCTCACTCACGGCGAGCTTCTCGAGCACGCGGAGGTAGGTCTCCCTGCTGATCGGACCCATGAAGAGCACCTCCTATTTGGCGGGCGGAGGACCTCCCGCGGGCGGGGCACCAGCCGGGGCGGCCGGGGCCGGCATCGCAGGAGGCGGGGGCACCGCGGGCTGCGCGGTCGGGGCTGCCGGCTGTGCGCCGGCGACGGCCTGCTGCGGGCCCGGCGCGGGCTGCGTCGACACCGGTTCGGGAGCTCCCTCGGGGGACGGCATCCCGCTCGGTGCCACGCCCGGCATCCCGGAACCGTCGGGGGACCCCTTGCCTGCGGCGCCGGCGGCGAGCACGGCCGCTCCGATGGTGCGAGGCAGGTCCTCGGCCAGCGCGGCCGCGGCCTCCTGGTCAGGGCTGCCCGGTGGGATCTCCAGCGCCGGCGGAGTCACCTCGGGGCCAGCCGGGGGACCCTCGGTCGGCGGGGCTTCGGTGCCGGTCTCCTGTGCGGTCTTCAGCAGGTAGGCCACCCGCAGCACGGAGGCCTGCTTCTGCTGCGGGTCCTTCTTGCCACCTGGCAGGTTGGGGGTCTCGGCTCCCGGCTTGTTCGGGTCCTGGGCAGCCTTGACGCGCGCGGCGTTGGCCTGGAGCTCGGGAGCGAGGGCCGCGGCCTTGGGCATCTGCTCCTGCTTCTTGATAGCCCGGCGATCAACGATCGCTCTCGCTCCTCTCCCCAGCGCCCCCGCAGTACCTCCGGCCAGCGCACCGATGGCAGCTCCTCCCATTTGGTGCTTGAGGATGTCAACACCCGACTTGGTAGGATCCTTCACCATGTCGAATGCCTGACCTCGGCCGAATGTCCTGGCAAGCCCTCCCCCCGTGAGACCGCCCGCCGCTCCCAGCTGCGCACCGCGAAGCATCTCACGGCCGATGCTTGGCTTCTTGGACTGCTCCTCAGCCGCCTCCTTCGGCAGCTCCAGCGGCAGACCCAGGGCCTGGCGCGCGAGCTGGCGACCCCAGGCGTCGGCCTCGGCCATCTTCTGGAACTGCTCCTCCTCGGTGGAGATCTGTGGCGTCTGGGGCAGACCCACGCCCTGCTCGTGCGCGAACTTCACAAGCTCGTCGAAGGGAAGGATCCGCGCGAGGACGTCGGCCAGGCGGTCCGTCTCGGACGCCCACTTCTCCTCCTCGTATTCGTTCAGGAGAAACTTGTCGAGCATGGCAACCTCCTAGCCAGCCCTCTTCAGCACGAGGGCGATGCGCGCGATGGACGCGTTCTTCTTCAGCGACTGCTCCCGGGCGGCGACCTGCTCGAGGTCCTCCCTGATACCCGGTCCCTTGGCGAAGCCCAGACCGATGGTGGCCGGGGCCGCTTCCTTCTGGCCCTGGGGGATCCCGATGGGCCCCTTGCCCGCGCCGACGGCCATCCCCCTGCCCTTGCCGCCGGACCTCTTCTTCTCGCCGGGAGTAGCACAGCCGGCCTCGGCCGCCTTGCCGATGCCTCCCTGCTCCTGCTTGGTGACGTTCTTCTTCGAGGTGGGCGACTCGCCATGTCTCTCCTCGAAGCTGGCGCGCAGCTCGGGGTACTTGGCGTAGACCTTCCGGCGCACGGCATCGCGGGTTGCGGGGTTGCCGAACTGGCTGACGCGGGCCAGAGCGTTGCGGGCGTGCTTGACGTCGGGGATGGGGTACTTCCCCTTCTCGCCAGCCTGAACGTCACCACCTTCTCCGGTCTTCTTCGCCTTGGCAGTAGGCAAGGCGAACTGAGAAGACTTCAGCTCCTCCCGTCTCGCGTCGGAGAGGACGGCCGCCACCTTGTGGACGCCCTCGAGGAGCTCGGGTCCCATGTTCGGGAGGTCGATACGCTCGAGCTGCGGGTCGGCCCCACCCTCGAGCTCGCCGCGGTCCTTCTTCTGCCGGTCGATCTCGCGGACGCGCTCCACGAACGCAGTCTTCATGAAGCTGTCGAATCCGCCGGTGAGGTGTCGGGCGAGCACATCCATCAGAGACCTCCGAAGTTCAGCGGGAAGTCACCATACCAACCACTGGAGTACCAGTACTCGCTGATGACGCCCGCCCCGAACGACTGCATGATGTTCCTCGAGGTCTTCCACTGGAGCTTCTTCTGCTCGTACTGGTTGCGGAACATCTGCGACATCTGCATGAGGAGCGGCGCCTTGTCGCTGACGCCGACGGTGATGCCGCCGTCCGAGAGGTTGAGCTGGTTACGCGCCTGCAGGACCATGACGGATTCAAGGACGCCACACACGACTCCTCGCAGCAGGATATGCTGCGGCATCCTCTCGATGGGGAGCTCGCCGATGGGAGGTGGGGTGTCGTTGAAGTCATGGACCGCATCGATCACGGACCAGATCATCATCCGAGCGTTGGTCTCCTCGCCCTGGATGAGGCGGTTGAGCTCCGGGAAGTCGCGCATGAAGAGGCGGACTCGATCCGCGAACGCTCGGTAGGAGGCGAGGTTGTCCGTCGCCGTGACCGGAGGATTGGCCACTACCCCTCCTCACCACCCGCTCCGTCCGCGGCCACCAGGCGCTCGATGAGCTCGTTCTTGGTCCCCTCCGAAGAGAGTCCGCGCTGCTCGAGCAGGTCCTTGAGCGCGTCCTTCTTCATCTCGACGTAGTTGGGGGTCGGAGTGAGCTCGGGCTCGGTGGACGTCGTCTCCTCGTCGCCCTCCCAGGAGCCGAGAGAGGCTTGGCGCTCCCTGGCCGCGGCTCTGGCCCTCTCCACGTTGCCGAAGCCACGTAGGCTCTTGGTGGCGACCGAACGCTTGATGCGGAGGTACCAGTCCGGCTTGGGCCCGAAGGCCACCATCTTCTCCTGCTCCATGCGAGCGAAGCGATGGCGGTTGATCTTGAGCCGGTCAGACTCCACCTTCGTCGACGCGCCCGGAGCGACGCGCTGACCGAAGATGGTCAGGATGGTCGGGCGCTGGCCCGGAGCGTCGGTCAGGTTGTGCGCGTCGACGAGGTTCATCTCACGACCCCTGGAGCTTGGCGATCAGCTGCGCCTTGGTCATCGACTTGGAGTACTCGACCCCCTGGGCCTCGCACTCCGCCATCAGCTCGTCCTTGGTGAGCTTGCCGTAGTCGACGTCCCCGGCCTCGCCGTCGTCCGACTCGGACTCCTCGGACTCTCCGTCCGCATCGTCCTCGCCAGCACCGTCGCCAGCTTCGGCCTCGTCTTCCTCGCCGTCGCCCTCGTCGCTGTCTCCGTCGCCGTCGCCGGTCTCGTCATCGCCGTCGCCCTCGTCTCCATCACCCTCGTCGCCGTCCTCGTCGCCCTCGTCCTCCTCGGGCTCTTCCGGCTCCGGGGGCGCGAGCTCGGCCTCGATCTCGGCGAGCAGCTCCTCCGGGTCGATGTCGTACTCCTCGAGCTGCTCGAGGATCCTGCTGGCCGTGGTCTGCGCCTTGCCAGCCTTCTTCTCGAGGGCCCTGGCGTTGAGCAGGGCCTGCTTGGCGCGGCCGCGGACGATCGAGGCCTTCTGCGCCTTGAGCTTGTCCTGCTCGGCCTTGTACTTGTCCAGGAGGACGATCTCCTTGCCGTCCTCGTCGAAGTCCACGTCGACGTAGTCGAACCTGGGCTTCTCGTCGGTACCTCCGACCCGAACCCACTTCTTCACCTCGAGGGTGCCGGCCCGATCACCAGGGATGAGGACCTCGCGACTCTCCTCGAACTCCTCGAGCGAGAGGAAGATGCGACGGCCGGGGAGCAGCCGTCCCCCGTGGGGGAGCATGTGCTTCCGGCGCGTCTTGCCGACGTCGGCTCGGCGCGTGAGCTGCTTGTGCCCGCGGCCGCGGGTGCTGACGACCAGGTAGGGGGTATGCTCCATTTGGTGCCTCCAGTTCAAGAAGCCTTTCGCCTGCTCACGAACGTGAGCTCGTGGGCATGAGAAAGGCCCCAGCGGAGCCGGCCGGACTGGGGAGAGCCCGACCGGCCCGCTGGGAGAAAGCGCCGGGGTCGGCACCGGCGCGAGCGACCGCTAGAACTGGGTGACCTGCGGGAAGGTCAGCCCCTGCTCGACGCGGTTGTTCACGCCGAAGATCTCGTCCTCGGCCAGCGGCAGACGATCCGCGAAGCCGGGGTCCGTGGCGCCCGGGGTGACCGAGCCGCGGTACAGCTCGAGCTTCCGGCAGGAGGCGATGTTGCCGATCGCCATGCCGATGTCCTCCCAGGACTGCCACAGGATGACGTTGGCCTTCTTGTCGATGTAGAACTTGGTCTGGTTCAGGATGTAGAACCGGCCCAGGAACTCCGGCGACGTGAAGGCGTAGATGTTGCCCGGGCGCAGGATCTTGGTCTTGATCGTGCGCACCAGGCGCCGGCCGAGCAGGGTGTTGTACTTGTAGCCCTCGACCGTGGTCTCGGACTGGATCTTGTCGCCGAAGTCCTCGACGGTCCACTGCAGGACGTCGTCGGAGTCGACCTCGGTCATCAGGATCTGCTCGCACTTGAGCTCGTTGCCGTCGAGCAGCTTGAACAGGTTCACGAAGTCCGGCCGCTGGACCGGGCGCACCGTGAAGTCGTCCGCGCCGCCGCCGATCAGCGAGAGCTCGCCCTTGACCACCGAGGAGCTCACGACCAGGCCGCCGTTGACGTTGGTCCGGTTGAAGGCCGTGGCCACGCCGCCGTTGGCCTCGAGCTGCAGGGCCTGGATGGCCGCCTCGACGTGGATGAGGGCCTCGCGATCCTCGATGTACTGGATGTCCTTGACCGTGTTGTCCTCGATGATCTTGGTGATCGGCATCTCGTAGGCCATCAGCTCCTGCTCGGTCTTCTCGAAGATCTCGCTGCTGATGGTGTGGAAGCCGACCTCGTAGCGGCCCGCCTCGATGAAGCGGCCCATGGGCTCGCCACGGAAGGTGACCGTCATCGCCCGGGACTCGGGCTCCACGTCGACGATCTTGACGAGCGTGTCGTGGTTCACGCTGCGCTGGCACTCGTTGCGCGTGATGTTCGACGGCGGGATGATCTTCCGCCAGAAGGACACCTCGCGCAGCTTGTCACGGGTGTACAGGCCCGAGTACTGCGCGGTCTTCTCCCGTCCCTCGGCCGTGTCCAGCTTCTGGACGAAGAGGGCGTTCAGATGCTCTGCGGGTACGCCGTTCATGATCTTCCTCCTCCCCTACATCCGGATGAAGCGGACGCGGTCCGCGAGCAGCTTGATGACGCGTCCCACCACGAAGTGGGTGGGGTCGGACTGCAGCCGGAGGCCGCGGCGATCCACGCCGGAGCCGGCCGGGTACTCGATGTCCGCCACCTCGAGGGGGGCGCCCGGGTACAGGCCGGTCGAGTCGTAGATCTTGGTCTCGGCCTCGAAGGCGTTCAGGTACAGCAGCGGGCACAGCCCGGTGACCTGGACGTCGTAGCGGCCGGACTCGGCGAACACCGGGAAGCTGGGCACGAGCCCGGCGTTGTCGGCGCCGGCGTCCACGTAGGGCGCGCCCGCGCCGGCCAGCCGAACGGCCTGCGTGTCGGTGTTGAGCTGGAGCCACTCGCCGTCGAGCACGGGCTCCGCCGCCAGGGGGTTCTTGAGGTCGTCGGAGATCGGGAAGTCTCGACGGTAGACGTCCGATACCCGGGACGTGGTCTTGAAGTTCCGCATGGGAGTCTCCTCCTCCTTCTGTTCAGTTCAGGGAACCGTGGTCACTCACCGCTCAGGATGTGCATGACCAGCGGGTGCGCCGCGTCCGGCACCGGCGGGGTGTCACCCACCAGCTGACCGGGCGAGGGAGGCGCGGGCTGGTCAGCCGCGACCTTGGCGAAGCTGAAGCCCTGGTTGGCGGTCATCCGAACGGCCTGCTCGATGGCGTCGAGCTGGCCGATGGAGTGCGCCTGCTTCAGGTGCGCCACCTTCTCCTCGAAGGAGAGCTCGGGGTCCAGGCCCTTCTGGTGCATCTCGCTCGCGATGGTCCGGCACTTCGCGTCGAGCTCGAAGGAGGCCACCTTGGCCAGCGCCTCATCCCTCTCACGAACGACGTGCCGAACCACGGCGCCCGCGTTCTTCAGGAGAGCCGCCACCTTGATCAGGGAGAGCTGATTCATCGTGTCCTCCTTCCTACACCGCCGCGGGGGCGGTCGAAGAGCCCAGGATGGGCCCACGGGCCGCTGGCCGGGCTGGCGTGCCTGGCCGAGGCCAGCGGTCAGCGGGGCCGACACCGGGGCAGCGGTCGGTGCTCCGGTACCCGGGGGCATCCCGGTCGCGACACCCGTGCCAGGGCCCTGCGCGGTCTTCTCACCCTCGAGCATGGCCGTGGCGAAGTTCTGCTCGGGCGACGGCGGCTGTCCGCCGGCACCCTGCTGATCCGCCACGCCCATCTCGGCCGCCTTCTTCAGGAGAGCCTTGGCCGCAGCGACCTTCATCTGGGGGTCCTGGGCAGAGGCGGTCTTGGTGCCTCCGCTGGCGGGTCCCAGGGTCGGGCCGGCCTGCGGCACGCGCTGGAGGTTCTCCCTCAGCTTGGTGTCGAACCGGGGGTCCTGCATGGGCTGATCGAGAAGCGGGCGCATGTCCACCCGCGACTGTGTCACGGACAGCTGCCCCGGCTTCACGTTCTGGGGGGCGTCGTTGTTGGCGATGAACCGGCGGAGCTGGTTCCCATCGCCGCCGGCCCCCATCCCGCTCTCCGAGGAGGGGGGCATCTGCTCGCCCGAGGGGGCGGCATCGTAGCCGAGGGCCGGCTGCTGCGGGTCGCCCGCCACCTTGGTCTGGGTGATGACCGGCTGCGGGCTCGAGGGGTCCTGGGCCTGCTTGAGCAGGCCCGCGATCCGGAGGACGCTGCCCGTCTTCGGGATTGCGGGCTTGAAGCCCGGACCCTTGGGGCCGGCGAACTCGGGGTTGGTCGCGCTGCCGCCGGGGGCGTGGTCCTCGTCGGTCTGCAGCGCCTCCCCCATGCCGCCCTTGCCCGGGCCGGTGTCCTTGGTGGTGCCGGACACCATCGGAGGACTCATCGGCGGGGTGACCTGCGGGACGGAGTGGTCCGGCGTGTACGCCTGGGCCGCGCCGCCACCCGGCGGGCTGTGCAGGTCGGTGGGGATGCCCACGCCCGGCGCCGACGGGAAGGTCGAGCGGTCGTCGCCCGGGTGCATCGGCGGCTGCGCCTCGCCGGCGGCCATCTTCTGCAGGGCGTCCTGGACGTGCACCTGCTCGGCGAGCCGCTCCATCGGGGTGCGGTCGTCGACGATCACGCCGAGATTGTCCGCCGCGTACTCGAGGGACATGGCGAGCTTCTCGCAGTCATCGGCCGTCCACATCGCCACGGGCGCGGGGGCGGCGATCGACCCACCCTCGGGCTGCGGAGCCTGCACGCCCCCCAGCTTCTCCAGCGAGCCGTGGATGGCCTGCTGGACCATGTCATGGAGGGGAACAAACGGTCCAGACATGAGATCCTCCTTCTCTAGGACTTGACCGCTGGGGGCGGTACGTTCTTTGCGGCCGTTCCCATCCCCTGTGTCGGGCCAGCCGAGTAACTGTGCGACATCGAGTACCGAGGAGCCGCCTTGCTCTTGAGGCTCCTCGGGTCTGGTTGCGTCAGGCTCTGCCGCGCCTGCGGTTGCGGCTGCGGAGTCATCGTGGTCGACACCATCGGCATTGGAGGCGGAGACCCGACGAGCTCGGCGGCGAGCTTGTTCAGCACATCGTTGCGTCGAGGGAACAGGACCAGGGCTCTTGGGACAGAGCCCCGCTTCTCTTCCTCTCGAGGCTTCTTCGGACCTCGAAGGCTCTGGGCGCCCCCAACGAGGCCTCCGGTCAGAAGACCTGCCAGAGCTCCACCACCGACGGCCACGGCGAGAGGGATGCCGGCCCTGATGATCGGCTGGTCGATCCCCGTCAGTCCCTGAGGGTACCGGCGGTAGACCTCCCGAAGTACTCTCTCCGGGAGCTTGTGTTTGTGGGAGAGGGACAGCGCGCCGATGGAACCGAGCGGTGCGGTGAGCATCGCGAGTCCCTTGGCGAACGTCCCCGACCGGATCTTCCGACCCTCCGGTGCCACTTCCTCTGCTGTTGCGGAGGCCAGGGTGCGACCAGCCTTGTAGCCACCTGCGATGCCGGTGAGTCCGAAGGGGAGTGCCTCCTTCAGGATCTCGTACACGCGAGCGGTCTTCTGGTACTCCTTCGGGTCGTCGAACTTGCGCTTGGCTGTGGCGACACCGGAGGGGGTGCGGAAGCCCTTCGGCGACTTGCCGAGAGAGTGGGCCTGCTGCGTGGCGATGGCGTAGGCCACTTGCTTGCCCTTCTTCCCTCCGTACTCGGAGGAGGTTCCGTCCTTGCCCTCCATGATGCGGTGGGCTCGGTCGTGGATCCACTTCCCGGCAGGGCCGTATGAGCCTCGTCCAGGCATCAGCCCCCCATCATCCGAAGTGCTCGACCCGGCTGCACACTGGCGGCCTTGGACTGCCCCTTGGGGTGAGGAGCGCGTCGAGCTCCGTAGCCCCCGATGTCCTCGCCAGCTCTCTGCGCCAGGATCTGCTTCGCCTTCCAGCGTACATCCGAGGGGTACTGCTCATCAGCTGCGACCCACTCCAAGGCGGAGTTGGGCATGTCTCCCCGCTGGATGGCAGACGCCTGGACGCGAGGATCCCCCGACTCCAGCGCGGTGTCTCCGAGGGTGGCACCCTTCGGGGTTGCCTTGAACCCCAACGGAGTTCCTCCCTCGATCTCCTTGAGCGCGTGGCCTGCCAGCATCTTCTGGGCTCGGCCCTTCTCGATGGGCTTGCCGACGAGCTGAGACTCGAGGGCCTTGCGTCTTCCCTGTCGGTGCATCTGACCTGCACCGCCGATGAGGCCGCCGACGCCACCACCGATGGCGCCACCGATGGCGGCGCGACGACCTACCTCACGTAGGGCGCCGGGGCCACCATGGGCGAGACCGCTGATGGCTCCCATCCCGGCGCCGACGAGCCCTGTCCCGAGCGCGCCCTTGGCGGCGGTGCGCAGCGGGCTCCTCTTGATCGGGATGTCGGTGACGCCGTGGGTCTTGCTGACGGGCATGACCTCGCTGTAGCGCTGGGCGTACTGGCCGGAGAGAGGCACCTTGCCGAAGTGCGTCGCCGCAGGGTCGGCCGCGAGCTTCTCGAGGACCGCCTCGTAGACTTCTCGCTTCACCGATACCATCTCGTCTCCTCAAGGGCCCGAGGACCGTAGCCCCCGGGCCCTCCTCCGTGCCTGGAAGGCGCTAGCAGGACCCGGGTCCGATCAGAGCACGCCCTTCTCGGACAGGATCTCGATCGCCCGGTCGTCGACGTACTTCTCGATGATCGGGCTGGCGACCTTGGCCTCCGCGACGGGCTCGACGCCCTCAACGCCCAGGGCGTTGAGGTAGTTCTGGGCGCGGTCCTGGGCCATCGCCTCGAGGACCTCGACCTGGCCCGCCTGGGGGTCGGCCTGCGTGGCGGCCGGGGCCACCATCGCCTGCGGAGCGGCGCCGAGCTTCCGCAGCTCGTCGACGTAGGCGTGCGCCATGATGCGGCCCTGGGTGTCCGCCTCCTCGATGCGCGCCTGGGCCACCTTCTCCTCGTCCGTCTGGACGAAGTTCAGATGGCGGGCGAGCTCGACGATCTGCTCGTTCGTCATCTGGTCGATGTCGTAGCCGTTGGCGGCCGCCACCTTGGACAGCATCTCCGCCTGCGCCAGGATCTCCAGGTCCTCCTGGGTCATCGCCGGCGCCTGCGCCTGCGGCTGCTGGAAGCCGCCCGTCCCGTAGATCGCTGCGAGCTGTGGGTTCATGCTCATCGTCTTCTCCTTCGGTTCCTTCCAGAGATTAAGTGTCCATCCCAGACGCCATCCTCGAGACGGGCTCCGCCTCTCCAGCGCGACCCCATCCAAAAGCGGAACCAAGATAGCACATCTGCTCGAGGTTGGGAACTGATCCCAACTTCTGTGTTGGTCCGCCAGCGAACAGAGTCATGAGTTCGTCACCCCAGACAGCTTCTGCTACCTTGGGATCGTTCTCTAGCACGCCCGGCCACCATTGTGCAACCTTCATTAGGTTCTGGCGGTAGGCGTTGTACGCAGCCGACACCTTGTCGAGCATCGGGTCGGCTGTCGGTTCCCCCTCCTGGAGCTGCGGAGGACCAACAATCGTGATCCGGACGACGCGCCTCTTGACGAGCGGCTGCATCGCGGACCTCTGTGCCAACAGAGGCAACAGTAGATCTCGGATCGACGGGTCCATACCAGCGGACAGCAGGCTGGTTGGGCACGCTCTGTGATCGGAGTAGGGCACCGGACGGAACACCCGGCCGTCTCGCTCCAGGGCGTCGGCCACCTCTGACCCACCGGCTTGGTCGAGGTACACCCGCTGGAACTCGCGGGGGCGGAGCACGACGCCGAGCAGCCCCGCGGTGCTCAGCCCCTGTGGGCTTGAACCGAGAGCCTTCAGAACCGGGGAAGGTAGGTCTGGCTCCTGCGCACTGAGCGCAGGGATCAGCTTCCGGTTCAGCACCTGCTCCGGACTGTCCGGGCTCGGCTTGTCGATGATTCCGCGCTTGCGTAGCTCAGCGGTCTTCTCGCGGACGGCCTTCAGGAACTTCTGAGTCCGGCCGGGGTTCCCCAGGATCTTCTCCACCGTCGGCTTGGCGTGGTGTCCGAGGATGGACGGCTGGCCAGCGGCCGCGGCCTTCTCCAGCTCTTCCACCTGCGGGAGGATGATGTGGTCGCAGTACTCCTCGGCCAGGTCGACACCCGTCCAGAAGCGGCCGCCCACCGATGCCACCTTGCCCATCGTCTTCCCGGTCTTGTCCGCACCGAGAAGCACGAAGCTGATGTCGAAGAACCTCGGCTTCGTGTTGATGGCGAACGTCTTCTTCCCGGTGGCCGGGTCGATGTCGTTCATGTGGAACTTGAGGTGGTCGCAGTACTCCGCCCTCGTCTTGGCC